GGAAAGAACCCATTGATGAAGAAGGAGCAGAAGGTGAACGCACCATCGCTCAGAAATTCTTTTTAACTACTTCTAATATAGTTAAAGATCTCATGCCCGATGCATACAGTGAGATCAAACGTGCTGCCATACGGCAGCAAATTGAAGAATACAAGACCAACGCCTTCAATTTTATTGATGATCATCCAAATCTTGTCATCACCAGTGGCATAGCCCTGGGTTCGGCTATGGGGATCACTGGATCCCTTGTCTTTTCAGAACCAGACGACGAACTACCACTATGGTATCAAACGCTTTTTGGCAGTTTGCTCGCAATTTCAGCTTCCACCGTTCTTTCGGGAATGGTGGTTAGTTTAACAACTGATCGAAGTGCAATCCCTGTTCCAGTTATGGGATTACTTTCTTTAGTGACTTCTGCGTCGGCAACAGCCATTATATCACCAATAGTGTACAAGTTTATTGCTCGACAACTTGTAACCCCCGAGGCCGTTAACAGTGACCTCCTAACAATGTTTAGTGCCGTTTCAGCAGGAGTTATCATGCTCGCTACCCTCGCGGGAATGGCTACGGAAGCAAACCTCATGTCAACCACGAAGAACAACATCCTTAGAGCTCAGAAGGATATTGTTAATTTTTCTGGTGAGTCAGAGAAACGAAAGGAGTACAATTCAGGACACCTCAAGGGTTTAGTTGGAATCAAGTTTTCCGACTCGCTGGACAATGCTGTCCAGACTGATTTCATTAAAACTCTTAGTGAGTTCGACTACAATTCTGATTTCATTGATCAAACTTTCACGAAACTCGTCGAGAAACACAAAAAATCAGCTCAGTTCTATGTGGACAAAGTTGTTCCGAAGATGTCTTGGCAATACCAGAATCGACAGACTCTTTTTGAGTATAAATTCCATGTATCTGACTTTGTCAGTTATGTTGATGTTGACGATTCGGACAGTCACCTTGTCATTTATGAACCCGACGATGATAATTATTTCCTTGTGGCACCCACTAAGGAGCATCTTGAAGAGGCCGGAATATCTCTTATCTCCTAGGTCAGAGCTACCAAAGCCGTTGGCTGTGTGCTGGGCGGTCACAAGAAGTTCCACATAGTTAATGTGTCAGAAGAATTTTTGAGATCACTTAAACTCGTCAAGTCACGTAAAGTTGAGGATGTCGACCAGATACCAGATAGATATACGCGACGTACGGATATTTTTCTTTATACCTGCACTGTCACACCCGACATCCCTCGTTGGATTGCGGTTCTTGGTAACGAAAACGTAGATTTTAAAAGAGATGACACTGATGCTCTCGTTCAGTATCACCTTTATATCACGGATAAAGAGTCTAACGCTATTGAGATTCTCGAAGGCTTTACGTCGAAGGCTGGAGACGTTATGACAAAATTCATCAAAGATCACGCTTTAGACATAGCTTCTGCTATAGCTGGAATAGCCGTGGCCGTTTGCGTTGCTGCCGGAGCCACGGTCACTCTTATCAAGTATAGTGAAACTTTTCGCGAGATGTTCTTCGAAACTCTTAACGTGAAAATGATCAAAGAAGAGAGAGATACGACCTACGCCATCCGCAAAAAGATGCGTCTTGAGTGTGGTCTTGACCCAGTCATAGACGAAGATGGACATTTCGTCATTGAGGAGGATCCCAAGAAGATTGAAAATGATAAGAAGCTAGCGGAAGCCGCCAAGCTCCTCGAACAAAAACAACAAGAAAAAGAAGCAGC